GAGCGCATGACTGTTAATCATGATGTCACTGGTTCGAGCCCAGTTGGGGGAGCCAAAGTAAAAGTCAGTAAATAAGCTAAAAATGGCTTGTTTACTGACTTTTTTCTATGTCCAAATATTTTTGTTTTAAAGAGAATATTCATCTCTTTTTATGCTTTTTAATCTCTTATACTACAGATAAACTACAGATTTTCTACAACAAAAGCCGCCCGAAATGTAATCGGACGGCTTATTTAAATTTTACGCACATTTTTGGAAATGTGTGCGTAAAATTTATGCCAGCAATTTTATTGCATTGTAAAGAGTGTCAACCTCTTGGATGATATAGTGGTCAATATCAACCTTGTAATCCGTATGCCCCATAAGAGCGATGATGTCCTCTTCTCGTGCGCCTGCCGCTGACATCCTTGTTGAAAAGGTCCTGCGGCAAGAATGTGGGGTGTATTCATCACCTAAGCCTATGGCTTGCATTGCAGGGCGGAAACAATACTTTAAGAAATAATCTTTGTTCATCGCTTTGCCGAACTCTGAGCCCTCGTGCATTCGGCAAAAAATTGTTTCGCCTCCGTTCTCAATGCACTTCTGAACAAGCTGTTGTATCTTAGGATGTATCGGCACTATTCTGTCTTTGCCGGCATCGGTTTTCTTACCGCCGACAAAATAATGTATATCTAAATCAGTTACTTTGTATTTGTCAGGTGTTAGCTCAAGAAACTCGGATACTCGAAAGTTGACATAACACATTATGTAGATATAATCCATATATGGCACTTTGCCCACACTCTGACGGATAAGTTCAAGCTGCACTTCTGTAAATCTTGTAGCTGTAGTTTCTTCCTGTTCGGGCAATTCGATAAAGGTTGCATAGTCTTTGTTTATTATATCCTCTTTCATCGCAAATGTGTACAGTGTAGTGAGCAGGCACTTGACTTTATGCAATGCAGAGTAACCTAAGCCCTCACAGATTTTCGGTGTGTTTGTGACCTTATAAGTGCCCTTACCGTTCTTGTCAAAATATTTTAATTTGCCGCCGGCGCCAGCTTCGTGATGTGGGTTATCGTAATAGTCTATTATGTACTGATAGTCTGATGTGCGTAAATCTCGAAATTTACGCTTATGGAGTGGCTCAAGTTTTATCCAAGCACTCGCATAGTTACTTTTAACGCTCTTGCCGAGTCTATCGTATGCTTTAGTTTTGAGCCATTTAGCGTGCAATTGTTCGAGCGTTATATTATAGCAACTTACAGGGTTGTATTCATATTCTTGTAGAGCGTTTTCTGCCTCTCGTTTTGTGGCAAAAGCGCCTAAATAAACTTGTTTGCCTGTGGCACTGCTTGCGGCTGCATACGGCTTAGACTTGTTATCTTTGCGTAAGTAAATGCTGCCTGTGCCCTTTGTTCGCCGTCTGACTTTTTGCTTGCTGCTGGTCTGATTTTTACCGCAGTAAGGACAAAAAATGAAATCATCTTGTAACTCTCTATTGCACCTTTTATTGATACATTTTTTCATAATTTTTACCTCAAAAAGGGTGCAAAAATCCCCTGTTAAATCTTGTAAAATTTAACAGGATGTGGTATAATATATTTGCTAATTTCATACACCGTTGCACCTGTTGTAATGGTTCCCGTCCTGTCCTATTGGCGTAGGGTAGGGCGGTCTTTTTTTTATCTTTTTATGAGTAAAGTCCGTTTTATGGGACTTTGGTAATCAATATATATTGTTTCCAATATTTTCCTCTTGAAATTATCGAACAGAAGTTCTATAATTATAAGTAAAGAAATCTTTTTTTGAAAGAAGCTGAAAAATATGTATAATTACAGGAAAATGATTGACGAAATGCTTTCAAAAATCAAAAGCGAAAAGAAGCTTAAAAAGATTTTTGAATACATATGTTTTGTCTATTTCAAGGGTGGCAATTAAGCCACCCTTTTTTTTATGTAATTAGTTTTTTGATTGTTTCAATTACTTGTGCTCTTTCGGCAGGCGGAAGTTTCACAAAGTTTGAAACAATCTTTTTTTCTATGTCTGTCAATTCGTACTCAATCGCTAAATCATCAAGAAATTCATCAGCAACCTCAAAGAACATATCACCTTTGCCTTCTGTAAGCCACAGAGGATTTACATTATATGTTTTACAAATAAGATTTAACATGAATTCTTTTAGTTCAACACGCTCAAGTTCAAGATTTACTACGACAGATTTACTTACTCCGAGCTTTTCCCCAAACTTAGTTTGAGATAAATTTAATGCCTTTCTAAGTTCTTTTATCCTATTCGGTATATCCAACATTTTGACCTCCCTTCTATAATAATTATATCAAATTAAGTGTTGTTTGTCAACAACACTTTAAAAAATAATTCTAAAATTTTTTCAAAAAAGTTGTTGACAGATAACGATTTATGATGTATAATGTTGTCATAGGATAACACAAAAGGAGGTGAAAAGAATGTCAACAACAACAATGTCAACAGCAACAAAAGATAGAGCTGATATAAAACAGCTTATTGAACTTATCAAGAGATTACCCGAAAGCAAGCAGAACTTCGTTAATGGATATGTGCAGGGCGTTTGTGAAACACTGTCCGATAAAAACAAGTCTGCCTAACAGCGGCAAGCAGAAAGCGAGGTGAGAGCAATGTTTTACAATGAACTTGACTATTTGGACGATGAAGAAGTTGAGACAATTTGTTCAAGTGAAATTCCAACCGATGACGAATTAGAAGATAATCTAAACAAAGTTATTGACGAAAAGCTACTTCATTCGTTTTATCTGCTTGGCAAGTATGATGTCAAGATAGAGAGAGCATACCGAGAGGGTTTCAGGAGCGGTCTTGCATTGACTATTTCGGTTACCGCTCTATTATTATCACTGGTGGCATTAATATGGAAACTACAGACAATATTAACGCTATTACCGAAATAATTATCGGGACCCAAAAACGGATTTTTTCTTTTCTGCGGTATAGTAAAAACATTTTCCCTTTTTTAGAAATACAGTAGTATTTAGGATCGGGTGAATAGTCAATAAGATGATAACGCAACAAGAAAGAATATTTTTCTTTAAATTTATAGTCAACATCTTGTTTTAAAAGTTTATTACCTTTATATAAGGACCTAAGTATTCTCACTTCTGATTTATCAAGAATGAGGTCTTTATGAGAAGTTGACATAGTGTGCACCTCCTTTCATAGTTAATCATAGCATTTAAGGTCGTGTAAAGCAATAAAATATCGAAAAGAATAGTAGAACTTGAAAAAGTTCTTGTCAAACAGCAGAAAACAGCGTGAACACACCAACAGAAAGGAGATGAGGAGATGAACAACACTTTACTTATCAACCCAAAAACTGGTCAGGAATATGACGATGTTCCGCCAACTGTAGCGGCGAAGTTCCTCGGCGTTGCTCTCAATTTCGTGTATGACGGCTTAAAGCAAAAAGCACTGCCGATTGGTACAGCAGTACAGAGCGAAAAGGGCAGATGGACTTACAATATCCCTTGCGACAGGCTCAAAGCATATGCAAGCGGTGTTGATGTTTTGCAGACCACACAGCTTTTAGAAATGTTTATCAGTAGAAAAGAGGCGTAATTAATGGCACTCAGACACATTAAAACAAAACGCAGTCTTAAGGATGAGAACAAGCACTTACATAGCTTAGTCAGGCACCTACAGATTGAGCTTGAGAACGCAAGACTTGATCTTAGCATTAAGAATGACGCAATCAGCGGTTACAAAAACGAAAACGCAAGGCTTAGACAACGCATTAACAGTATGTATGCATATGATGTTTTCGGGGAGGAGGTGTAACGGATGACAAAAAAAAGTAAAATCCAAAGTGCTTGAAATAATGGCACTTGCACTCGAATTTAACGGCAGAAGTACAAAGTGTGAGTGCACTGGTAGCAAGCCGACAATATTTGTTAATTTTAGCGGTCATACATGCGAGTTGGATGTTAATATCTACACACAGGGGTGGACTTTTCACAATACAAATGCAAGAGAGATTAGAGATATAATTTATCTCGACCGTACATCGACATTAAAAGAGCTCAACAAAACATTAAAAACGCTTAAAGCTGTTATCGCAGAATACGAAGAAAGAGAAAACCGCTGAAACTCTCGCACAGTTCCAGCGGTTCAAAAGGATATATAAAATTAATATCAATTTTATTATATCCTCAAATCAAATAAAAATCAAGAGGGAGATAAGATGATTACCTGCAATCAATTCTGCAATACATTTGCGGTAAGCATTGACAGTGCTGTATTTGAGGAAGTAAAACGGAGGGCAGAGCGTAAGCGTAATTACATAATAAGCCGTTTTGGTGACGGCAACGGTGCAAGACTTACAGAAAAGTATATGCTTGAGCTTATGCGTGATGAGCTTTGCTCATTTACCTTAGAGCAGTCAACAAGGCTTGCTGTGGGAGGTGTTTAAGAGTGTGTTACGGTTTAGCTCCAAATGCACCTATACCGCAAAAGAAAGGTGAATGTGCTTGCTGCGGTTACGAACTCAGAGAAGATTATACATATTTTGAGGACAGCGAGTGCAACAAATTTTGTAGTAAAGACTGCGCAGCAGAATTTCATAAAATCACAGAAAAGGAGTGGCAGTGATGAACGAACAGTCACAGCTTATTGTAGTTAAGCAAATACCGATTATTATTGAAAAACTTGAGTCTGTTAAATCTGAAATTGAGCACAAGGTAAATGTTGCTTGCTCAATGGTTTGCACAGATGAGAACTACAAAGAAATCAAAAAAATTCGTTCGGCTCTCAACAAAGAGCTTGCCGAGTTTGAAAGTCAGAGAAAAGCCGTTAAGTCCGAGGTAATGACACCGTACGAGCATTTTGAAAGCGTGTATAAGGAGTGTATTTCCACACCTTATAAAAAAGCTGATTCAGCATTAAAGAGCAAGATTGAGGCTATCGAGCACGGGCTTAAACAGGAAAAGCACGATAAATCAAAAGCGTATTTTAACGAGTACGCCCAAACGCTCGGCATTGATTTTGTAAAGTACGAGCAAGTCGGCTTGAGCATTACGATGACGGTTACGCTTAAAAAGCTCAGAGAAACAATCAAGGCTTTTCTTGACAAGGTTATGGACGACATAAAGCTCATTGCAGTGCAGGAGCATAAAGACGAAATTCTGTACGAGTACAAGCAAACTTTGAATGTATCGGCTGCAATAACTTCAGTAACCGAAAGATACAAGGCTATTGAAGCCGAAAGAGCAAGGGCAGAAACCGAACAGCTCGAACGAAAAAAGGCGGAGCTTAACGAGCAGATTAATATCAAGGAATATGAGCCGTTTACAGCTAATGTTCCTACCGAGGTGGCCGCACCGCTTGAAGAAGAACAGCCTGCAAGGGCAGATGAAAAAATATATCCGCTTAGCTTTACGGTTTACGGAACAAAAACACAGCTTAAAGACTTTGCTTTGGCGGTAAAACAGTTAATTAATGAAAGAGGTTTAAAATATGAGTAATTATAATATGACAAAATCAAGCAACACAGCAATGCAGGGAAAGCCCAAATTTTCGGCTATGCTTAGCACGAAGGGATTTCAGCAGGCACTTGCAAATTCACTTAAAAGCCCTAAGGAAATTCAGAAATTTTCAGCCGCAATTACTTCGGTTGTAAGCACCAACAAGGAGCTTGAAAAGTGTGATGCCGGTACTATTCTTTCGGCCGCACTCTGCGGTCACTCTCTCGGACTTCCTCCGTCACCACAGCTCGGACAGTATTACTTGGTGCCGTTTAACGACAGAAAGAACAACAGAACAGTTGCTACATTCGTACTCGGCTATCGTGGCTATATTCAGCTTGCTATTCGTAGCGGCCAGTACAAGCGACTTAATGTTGTTGAAATTAAAGAGGGTGAGCTTGTTAGTTGGAATCCGCTTACGGAGGAAATTGAGGTAAAACTCATTTCAGATGAAAGCGAAAGAGCGGTTGCAAAAACCATTGGATATTACGCTTGTTTCAGATATATAAACGGCTTTGAAAAGGCTCTTTATTGGAGCAAAGAGAAGATGAAAGAACATGCTATCAGATACTCGGCAGGTTACAAAAACGATGTAAATAAAGGTACTTCATACACCTTTTGGGCAAAGGATTTTGACAGTATGGCAAAGAAAACAATGCTCAGACAGCTTATTTCAAAGTGGGGTGTAATGAGCGTGGAAATGCAAAATGCTTTTGAGGCTGACACACACGCAATTAACAGCGACGGCAGCGTTGATTATGAGGTGAGCGAGGAATACGATACAGAGCCGAATTTTGACGATATACCGCCGTTTGAGGAAGAACCGCCTGTAATGTCGGTTGAAAGTGAGCCGTTTTCGATTGACGAACTTGCAGAATGATTAACTTAAAAATAATCTCGACAGGCAGTAAAGGCAATGCGGTTTTGCTTGATAATCAGATCTTGATTGACTGCGGTGTGCCTTACTGCCGACTGTCGGCTTTAGCCGATAGGATAAAATATATTTTTCTTACGCATCGGCACAGCGACCACTTGAACACAAGCACATTACGCAGGCTTTGCACAGAGCACCCGAGCATTAAGGTGATATATAACGGCTACCTTGCAGGCGCTTTGTATAAAGACTGTTCGGATTTTATTTTTAAAAGCTCTTTTATTACAGAACCACGAAAATGGTATAGGATAGGAGATGTTACATTTGAAAACGAAATGCTCATACACGATGTGCCAAATTGTGCGTGGAAGATTTTTATTAAATCGAACTATGGCGATACATTCAGAGTGATTTACGCTACAGATACAAACAGCCTTGAGCATATCAGAGCTAAGGGCTACGAACTCTATTTAATAGAGGCTAATTACGATAAAGACGAAATTATAAAACGAATGAAAGAAAAAACAGCCTGCGGCGGCTATATGTACGAGGACAGAGTGCTTAAAACGCATTTATCAAAGCAGCAGGCGGACGAATGGCTTTATAAAAATATGGGCGAGTACAGCTCGTTTATTTATATGCATACTCACGAATATTAAATTGAATAGGATTGATGTCTATGGCAAGACCGGCTAAGAAAGGCTTGGACTATTACCCGTCAGACACAAACAGGAGAAACGATTTTAAAATAATGGATCTGTTAAATCAATACGGGCCGTTGGGATACACGATATACGACTTCTGTTTGCAGTATGTTTACGAAAACGGGTATTTTCTTGATGTGCCTTTGCAACAGGTGTGTTTGACTTTGTGCAGGGACATTGGTGCTAAATGGGTTAAAAACAAAAACCTTGTGGGACAAGTTATAGATTATTGTGCGGATATAGGCTTATTTGACAAAGACCTCCTGCGGCAAAATGTTATGACCTCTGTCGGAATTCAGCGACGCTACGCTTCAGTGACTGTTAGGAACAAGGTTGATAAATCTAAATTTTGGCTGCTTGGAAAAGAAAATTGCGAGGCGGCTTTAATAAATGCACCCAAAAACGGAGTTTCTGCAACAGAAACTAAGGTTATTGCAACAGAAACCGAAGTTTCTGCAACAAATATGCCACAAATAAAAGAAAATAAAATAAAAGTAAATAAAAGAAAAGAAAAAGAAAAGAACAAAGACATTTTCATTTCTTTACTGTTGCAAGACGAAAGCTATTATCATGTGACAAATTTAGAACTTGATAATTTAAAAATTAATTATTCTTTGATTGATGTTGAAAACGAACTTGTTAAGATGTCAAAGTATTTTGAATTACATCAGAATAAAAGAAAGTCACTTGATGATATTAGAGAATACATTAACCGTTGGTTAAGAAAAAGGAGTGAGGAATTTGACGGCGTACGAAAAAATAATTCAAAAACATCTGCAAAGAGAAAAAGCACAGGAGCGTTTGACACAGGCGAAATCGTACTCTGATATGACAGCAGAAGAAAAAGCAAAGCGTGAAGCGGATATTCTCAATGCTCAACAGGGAAAGTTATCAGATTACGATTGCAAACTCTGCAAAAACAAAGGCGCTGTATATCGTGCAATAAAAAGAGATTTCTGCGGCACTGAAACTTTTGAGGTTGTTAGCCGACCCTGCGAGTGCTTAAAGGTGAGAGCAGAGCTTAAGAGAATTAAGAAAAGCGGACTTGCAAGGCTGATTGAAAGGTACAATTTCGGAACATATATTGTCAAGAGCGAATGGCAGGCTTACATAAAGAAATGTGCCGAGGATTTCGCAAACAATCCTGTAGATTGGTTTTACATCGGCGGTCAGTCAGGCTGCGGTAAAACGCATATTTGCACCGCAATAATCGGTTCGCTGTTAAAGCAGGGCAGATCCGCAAGGTATATGCTTTGGGGCGATGACATAACGGCTATTAAGCAAGCAGTAACAAACGCTGAGCAGTACGAAAAACTTATGAGCAATGTAAAAAATGCCGGTGTGCTGTATATTGACGATTTTTTCAAAACACGCAGCGGCGAGGGAATAAGCAACGCCGATGTGAATACAACCTTTAAAATCATAAACCACCGCTACAACGAGCAGCTGCCAACAGTGATAAGCTCCGAGCTTTCCATAAACGAAATTGCGACAATTGACGAGGCATTAGGCAGCCGCATAGCCGAAATGACAAGAACGCATAAAATTTATATTTCAAAAGATAAAAACAAAAATCAGAGGTTTTGCTATGGATAAATCAGTAACAGAATTTTTTATGAAGATGGATAAGGTTCCTACTGTAACTGCTCAAGAACGCAGAGTGAGGATCGTTAAGGGCAAGCCGGTATTTTACGATTCACCGAGAATAAAATCGGCAAAGGCTTTGCTTGTAGCTCATCTAAAACAGCATAGACCGCCAAAGCCATATGATAGCGGTGTAAGGCTGAGGGTAAGCTGGCTTTTTCCAAAAGGCAGACACAAAGACGGTGAGTATCGTATTACAAAACCCGACACAGATAACCTGCAAAAAATGCTCAAGGACTGTATGACGCTCGTGGGCTTTTGGACAGATGACGCACTCGTGGCAAGCGAGATGTGTGAAAAGTTTTGGGCAGATGTAGCAGGCATTTACATAAGGATTGAGGAACTGTGAATATTTCGGAAGTTAAACGAAACCTTGAACGAAAGGTGCTTTACAACGGCGCAAAATACATTCTGACGGGCTGTATCATTAGACAAGGCATAACAGGAAAGTTTTATTATCAGGCTGAAATAAAGGATTTAAACGCTAATTCTGCATTGTTGTATTGCAAACTTGAAGATTTGGAGGAGATGAAATAAATGTATTCAGCTATATGTCAAATATGCGGTAACAAATTTACCGCAAGAGCAAAAACAACAAAATATTGTTCAGCTTGTGTCAGTAAAGCCAAAGCCGAGGCGGCGTTACACAGAAAAGAGCAGTTAAATAGACCGCTGACAACCGATACAGAATTTTTAATATGTTTATATACATACAGAGGTGATTCGATATCACGCATTGCAACGGATTTGAACAGAAGTCAAGAGGATGTTCAAAGCATATTAAATGAAGCAAAAGCAAGCGGTCGTTATAACGAGCACATACAAAAACATCTTAACTCTGTGAATTACAAAAGTACACTTAGTGACGATTATGTAGACAGCGTGTGGGACAGCGAGAAAGCAGGAAAAAAGAAAAAGGCAGGTAAAAAATGAGAAGGAACTGGACGCAGGAAGAGGTTGATTACTTACGGAATGTGTGGGGAAATGTTAGTGTAAAAAACATTACAAAACATTTATCACGCTCTGTTTATTCGGTACTTAACAAAGTTAATAAATTAAAGCTTGGAACTTTTCTGAGCTGTGGAGAAAGATATGTAACTTTATCATATTTGAGCGAAGCTGTTTATGGTAATCAAAGTAGCGGAGGTTACATCAAAATTTCTTGGGCACAAAATAGAGGTCTTCCTTTGCATACGATTTGCAGGCAGAAAGAAAAGTTTGAGGTAGTTTATATTGATGAATTTTGGGAATGGGCATACAAGAATCAGAGCTTTTTGAATTTCTCCAAATTTGAAAAGTATTATCTTGGTGTAGAACCTGATTGGGTTGATAAAAAGCGAAGAGCTGATATAAGGCACAGCTATAAATTTATTACATCACCTTGGACTGCTGTTGAAGATGAGCGACTTAAGAAATTTCTTGCTGAACATAAATATAGCTATAGAGAATTATCGATACTGCTTAATAGAACGGAAGGAGCAATACAGAGAAGAATATTAGACCTTGGTATTAAGGAGCGACCGGTTAAGGCAAATAATCACATAAAGTGGACGGCTGAAGAATTTAAGAAGCTTGGTGAAATGATTAAATCAGGCTATAAGTATGAAGAAATGTCAGATGTGCTTGATAAATCTGCTAAAGCTATCAGAGGTCGAGTATTTGACTATTACTTGACCGAAAGGCTTGATAAGGTAAGAGCATACATTGGCAATGGTCAGTTTGGCGATAATCTTCCGGACAGGACGATTAAATACAAGAGGCTTATGTCTGATGAGGACAAGGAGAAGGTAAAAGTCTTGTTATCTATGCTTGCAGGTGAAATTAAATGTGTTGCGAAAGAGAACTCAAATGTTGAGAGTGAGTACGCAGATTTCTGGCAGAAGGAATATTGCACACACTGGGACAGCGTCAAAGGCTGCACGGCAAACGAAAAAGACTGTGACAGCTGCACATCATTTAATAGAATAGAACCACAATTCTGCAAAAGATGTGGAATTACCTTTTATGAACGAAAAAGTAATGACATTTGCAAGGACTGCAGAGCTGCGAGAATTAAGCAAGCACAGAGAAAATATGCGATATTAAATCAAAAAGGAGAATTATAGATGAGAGAAATTTTATTCAGAGGTAAGAGAGTAGATAATGATGCGTGGGTCGAAGGTTTATTGACAATAATGTGGGGGCAGTACCACATTATACAACCTAATGATGAAAATACAGCTTACCCGATTATCCTCAAAACCATTGGACAGTACACAGGCTTGACTGACAAGAACGGCACAAAAATTTTTGAAGGAGATATCATTGATTTTTCTGGTCGCTCGGACGGTGACGGCTACGGAGTTGTTCAGTACGATGTCGATGAAACTGAATTTGGATTTGTGTATAATTTAATCTATGATGGATTGGGCAGACAATATCATTCAAGAGATATTGAAGTTGTCGGCAACATCTACGATAATCCGGAACTGCTGGAGGAATGAAGATAAATGGATAATAAATTAAAAATTCGTGAGGTATGCGGTGATTATGCGTTGGATATACAGTTCGCAGACGGTAGTGTAAACACGATATACTTTAATTCAAAACGAAATGCCGAAACAGTTAAGCATATTATCGAAGTTGACGGAAGTAAACCCAACGAAGCAACCGTGTGTGAAATGGAAGAAATCAAGCATGGAAAATGGCTTGTGAAAGATTTTGACTTAAAGGAACTTGAAGAATATATACATCCGTATGGCGGACTACACGGCACGCCGTTTTGCTCAAAGTGCGGCAGAAACGCATTGCTCAACGGTTGCGAGGAATATGTGGACAGCAACTACTGCCCTTATTGTGGGACTAAAATGGATTTGGAGAGGTGAAGAAAATGATTGATTGTTCAAGAACTGAAAATTACTTTGCCGAAAAGCAAAGGATGACGAAAAAACATAAACTAAATTACGGCGGATATGCATGTAAACTTAATTGTGCTGACTGCCCTTTGAGCCATTTAAATAATGGTTCAGGCGATACGATGTTGTGTTCGGACTTTGAAAGGATTTATCCCGAAAAGGCGATTGCAATTGTGCAGAAATGGTCGGATGAGCATCCGCAGAAGACTTATTTGAGTGAGTTTTTAAAGAATTATCCAAATGCTCCGCTTGGTGATGACGGAACACCTGACGTATGCCCTGATAAGTTAGGCTTGACAGATATAAAAAAACCTTGTTTTGGCGACTGCGTAGAATGTTGGAATCAGCCTATTCCTATTGAGGACGGTGAAAGTAAATGAGAGAAATATTATTCAGAGGTCAAACTCGCAGATATGGCGAAAAAGTCAGAACTTTAAAGGAGTAAAAATTATGACAAGATATGAACTCGAAAGACATTTAGAGAAATATGTTGAAATCGTACTTTTTGACGGAACGGTGATTGAGGGCATTTTACATAAAACAAGTGAAAAAGCCTTTGAAAATGACGCTAATTTGTCAATACCAAAGTTACGATATTTCTGCACTTGTGGGGATAAGGTTGTTAGTAATTGTGTTTTTAGATTGTCCCACATTAAAAAAATCAGTCGTATAAAAATTAAACTTAAAGTTGTTGACGAAGTTAAACTCTCAAAGTGGGTAAAAAAGAAAGAAAGAAAAGTAGGTGAAGCGGAAGCATACTGCTTAACTTGCGGGAGAGAGGTTGTTTATCAAGTCATTAACAACCGTTATCAATTTGAAAACTATTGCCCTCATTGCGGTGCGAGAATGGATAAGGAGGAAAACAATGACTAATTACGAGAAAATCAAACAGATGTCGATTGACGAAATGGTTCAAGGTGATATTACTTTGCTCGGGTGTGTCGGCCATGTTCCGATGGAATATTGTAATAAATTCCACGGTAACTGCATTGATTGCAAAAAACATTGGCTTGAGAGTGAGGCAGAAGAAAATGAAAGATATTAAAAACATTACCGTTTATTACGATAACGACGACACAAAAGTTGTTGAAAAGGGACTTGTTATTGATTTTAGTGACACTGACGATGATGACATCCGTGTTCGTTACAGTATGTGTAATATCAACGGCGAAGATTTACAGTTGATTGTAAATTCTGTTATAGCATTAGCACAACAACTCGGTATGTTTAATGAGGAGGAATGAACTTGACCGCAAAAGAAATCAAAGACATAAACCGAGAAATTACGAGGTTAAAAGCTAAGATTGCACGCATAGCCGCCGAGGCTGACAATACATCGCCTAAGCTGTCGGATTTACCGAGTGCGGGTCAAACATCTGACAAGGTCGGCAATGCGGTGGTGCTGATTGCAGATATTCAGAGGGAGATACAAAACCTTGAAATCCGCCGAAACGCAGCACTCAACAGCCTATCTCGTGACGATTTTGTTGAGAACTGCTTGTTTATGCACCTTAGCTTGCGATACAGCTGGGCGAAGATAGCGGTTGATACAGGCGGAATAAATACACCGGATAACATAAGAATTATGTGCAATCGCCACCGTTGGTAAAAGTTGTTCGGTTTTTCGGTTTAGGTGCAGTATAATATAAAATGAAGAAATCGATAATAAGAGACATTTTGTAGTTCTCCTTTTTCGAAAATAACGGCAGACCGCTCTCGTTTGAGGGCGGTTTTGCACTGTTTAAGCGAAAGGCGGTGTTGTATTATGGCTATGCTAACAGCTAAGCAACAAAGATTTTGCGATGAATATTTAATAGACCTTAATGCAACAAGAGCATATAAGGTTGCTTATCCTAATTGTAAAAAAGATGAAACAGCAAGAGCAAATGGAAGTAGACTGCTAACAAAAGCTAACATTCAAATATATGTGGCAGATAAAATAAAAGAACGAGAACAAAGAACAGAAATAACACAAGATATGGTAATAAAAGAATTAGCCAAAATAGCATTTTTAGATATAAGAAAACTATATACAGAAAATGGACAATTAAAAAATATAGCAGACATAGATAGTGATACAGTAGGAGCAATATCATCGTTAGAAACTTTAGAAGAATATGAGGATTATGGAGATGACAGAGAAAAAATAGGCGATACACAAAAAGTAAAACTATTAGATAAAATAAAAGCTCTTGAATTGTTAGGAAGACATTTAGGAATATTTAATGACAAAATAGATGTAAATGTTAAAGAAAAAGAAGAAAAGAAAAATGCTATATCAGATATATTAAATCAAATGCAAAGTGCAGATGATGTGTAATGCTAAAATTAAGTCAAAAATATAAAGAGTTCTTACAAACAAAATGCAAGAGAGAGTTTTTAGAAGGAACAACCGCAGCAGGAAAAACAACAGTAGGAATATTCAAGTTTATGTGTATGGTTGCTGATTCTGATAAAAAGTATCATATTATTGCAGGAGATGATGTAGGAACAGTAGAAAAGAATGTAATAAACTCTGAAAAGGGTTTACTAGAACAATTTGAAGATATAGCAGAATATTGGCCAAAAGGAAAAGACAAAATAAGATTACCACATATAAGATATGACACAAATAAAGGTGAAAAGATAATATATGTATGTGGTTATGGTGATAAAAAAAGATGGAAAAAGGTTTTAGGTGGACAAGTTGGTTGTGTATATCTTGATGAAGTAAATTTAGCAGATATGGAGTTTATGAGAGAAGTTACACATAGATGTAAATACATGATGACAACATCAAACCCAGATGATCCATCATTAGATATTTATAAAGAATTTATAAATAAAAGTAGGCCAATACCTAAGTATGAACAGGATTATCCAACAGAATTACTAAAAGAACTAAAAGAACCACATGTGTTAGGATGGGTGCATTGGTATTTTACTTTTTATGATAATGCAGCATTAACCAAGGAAGATATACAAGAAAAAATAGATGCAACACCAATTGGAACTAAGATGTATAAAAATAAAATACAAGGACTAAGAGGAAAAGCAACAGGGCTTGTATTCTCAAACTTTGAGAGGGCAAGGCACATAAAAACAAAAGAATGGGCAAAGCGGTTTTTAAACTCCGACCGTAAAAGCGAGCATTTTATTCAGTTTACGGCAGGACTTGACACCGCATATTCGCAGAAGTCACCCGACACAATTGCAATGACCTTTTTCGGTATTACAAACAAGGGCAAGTGTATTCAGCTTGACGAGAAGGTGTATAACAATGCCGAACTTCAAACGCCGATTGCTCCGAGTGATACGGTACGAAATTTCATTGATTTTCTTGACCGCAACCGGGAGGAGTGGGGCTTTGCGAGAACAGCATTCATCGACAACGCCGACCAAGCGACTATTACCGAATTTCAGAAGTACAAGCGGCAAAACGGATGTATTTATGATTTTGCAAATGCGTGGAAGAAAACAAAGATAATCGACCGTATCAATCTTGTTCTCGGCTGGCTCGCAAAAGATTGTTTCCTTGTGCTTGAGCATTGCAAGAATACAATTGCCGAGTTTGAAATTTACAGCTGGCGAGAAGATAAAGACAACACACCCGAGGACGGCCACGACCATTGCATAAATAGCAGCCAATATGCGTGGCTGCCGTTTAAAAATATTATTGGAAGTGAAATAAATGGGGCTGATAAACAGAATGGCTGATACAATCAGAACAGGATTAAGAAATTTTTTACATATCACTAAAGCGCCCGACAGAACGATAACCGTTGACGAAACGAGCAATCATCAAACTGAATGCTTTACCAACCGCATTTGGTATTGGGGCAACAGCAGACAGCTTTCACAGCTTTACACACAGCTTGACAGCGACAAAACACGCTTTTGGTCTGCCGAGTGTACCAAAGGGCTGAAAATACGAAAAATCCACACAGGCTTGCCCGCTCTCATTTGCGATACACTCGCTAATATTGTGATTGCAGACTACAACGGTACAGAGGTTACAAGCAAAAATACGACAGCTTATGCCGAACGGTGGGCGGAGATAGAGAAAGAAAACAAACTCGCAGGTGTAATAAAGCAAATGCTCCTTGACCTTTGCGTTGTGGGTGACGGTGCATTTAAAATCAGCTTTGACACGGCCGTATCAGATGTTCCGATTGTTGAATGGTATCCTGCCGAAAACATCGACTTTACATATGTGCGCGGCAGAATCAGAGAGGTTAAGTTTTATACCGATTACACGCAAAATCACCGACATTTCCGTTTTGAGGAAACATACGGCTACGGCTATATTCGTTATGCTTTGTATGATGATAACGGCAGAGAGGTCGATTTACACACAGTTAAGGCACTTGATTGGATAGACAGCAACGGTGTAACCTTTGACACATCGTATATGTGGGCAGTACCGGTCATTTATGGCAAATCCTGTCACAAGGGCAGGGGTGCGGGCATTATCGGAGCAAAGACAGACGCTTTCGACAGCCTTGATGAAGTGTGGTCGCAGTGGATGGACGCTTTAAGAGCCTGCAGAACAAAGCAGTATGTGCCTGAATGTCTTATCCCTCGAAATCCAGAAACCTGTCAGCCAATATCGCCAAATTCCTTTGACAACAGATTTATTGCAGTAGGAAACGATATGTCGGAAAACGGCAACGGCAACAGGATTTACACCGAAAGTCCGCAGATTCAGCACGAAAGCTATTTAAGCTCATACATCACCGCACTTGACCTTTGTTTACAAGGTGTTATATCTCCGTCAACGCTTGGTATTGATACAAAAAAACTCGATAATGCCGAAGCACAGAGAGAAAAAGAGAAAACAACTCTGTATACAAGGCAGAACCTTGTTGAACTCACAGAGAACGCTATGCAGAGCCTTGTAAATGCTGTGCTGAATGCCGACAGTGAGCTTAACAGCAAGGGAATTGTTGACGGAATAGAGGTATCCGTAAACTTTGGTGAGTACGCCAATCCGTCATTTGAAAGTCAGGTTGAAACCGTGTCAAAAGCAAGACAGGGCGGTTTGATGTCAGTTGAAACCTCGGTCGAGGAATTGTACGGCGACAGTAAGTCGGACGATTGGAAAGCCGAAGAGGTACAGAGGATAAAAGAAGAGCAGGGCATTACAAGTGAGGAAGAAACCTCGTCATTCGACGATTTGGCAGGATTGACAGATGAGTGATTACGATATCGGAAAAGCCTTTGAAGAAATCGAAAATGAACTTATTGACAGTATGATGCGCAATTTCAGCCGTCACAGAGCAGAGGAAACCAAAGAGGGCTATAATTGGACCCAATGGCAGGCAGAACAACTAAAGGCGCTTGAGGAGTACCGCAAAACGAACGCCAAAAAATTCGGCAAGCAGTTCAAGAGCATTAACAGCAAGGTTGAAGAAATGATACACACCGCAAGAGCCGACGGCAACGCAGAGCAAGAATTAAAAATCCTCGAGGCAATCAAGAACGGCTTTACACCGAATATGCCCACAGGAACGAGCACAGGCGAGTTTTTTAAGGTCAACAACCGTAAGCTCAATGCTCTTGTAAAATCGACCACGGACGATTTGAAGAGGGCGGAAACGGCAGTTTTGCGTATGAGCAACGATAAGTACCGCAAGGCGATTTTTAACGCTCAAGTCTATGCAAACACAGGTGCAGGCACTTACGAAAAAGCAGTTGATATGGCTTGTAAGGATATGCTCAACGCAGGGCTAAATTGTGTGGAGTACAAGAACGGTGCAAGGCACACGCTTTCAGACTATGCGGATATGGCAATCAAGACAGCAAACAAGAGAGCCTATCTAAGAGGTGAGGGCGAAGAAAGAGCGAAGTACGGGCTTTCCCTTGTTGTGGTGAACTCAAGGCAGGGCGGCTGCCCCGATTGCGCAAAGTATATAGGCAAGGTGTTTATTGATGATGTGTATTCAAACGGCAAAAAGTCGGACGGCGATTATCCGCTGCTTTCAACCGCCATAGCGGAGGGACTTTTTCACCCACGCTGTAAGGACAGCACAAGCACCCACTACCCGGAACTTGACGATTTGAGCGGACCTCTCTCCGATGACGAGCTTGCAGAGCTTGACCGCCAAAGAGGACTTGAAGTACAGCAACAGCACGCAGAAAAGCAAGCCGAACGCTTTGACCGCAGGGCAAAATACAGCCTTGACGAGGATAACAAGAAGTTTGCTAAAGCAAGAGCAGACGAGTGGCACGGCAGGGCGGATAAGTTGGCGGAAAAGGTTAAAAACGCAGAAGATATTTCGCCTAAAGCTGTTGCAAAATCTCAAAAAGGTGATATACTAAAAGAGGATAGCGAAGAACCTATCACTCCTATAACGGATAATGCTATCAACCGTGTTTGGAAAGTTAATGTTGACGGATATACGGATGAGCAGTGCATTGAAATTCAAAAACAACATAAAGACCTTTTGAAATATGCAAAAGAACACAACGAGGGTAACGAAGTTGCTTTTGTATTTAAAAGTGATTTGTCAGAAATGACTACTGAAAAACCAATTAAAGGTACTGATAAGGAAATAAATTTTGGTTCGGCTCTTCACGGAAAAGATTTATTTGTTATGCATAATCATCCAAGAAATAGTAGCGTTTCATTCGATGATTTAGTTGAGTTTATCGGAAGTGAATCCATAAAAACTATATCTGTTGTGAAGAACAATGGCGGAGTAGAGGTTTTAATTAAAAAGAACTCATATGACAAGTTGGACTTACTTACCAATCTTGATAGGTTAAGAAGAAAAAATGTTAAGAGTAAGAATAAAAAACAATCTGATGCTGAATTTAGAAAGGTTGTTAGAAAATTTATTAGCAAATACGAAGAAGAGGAGATATTAAAATGGATAAAATAAATCATTCTTTGGATGGCTCAAATGAATCAGCCGTTAAAAAATTAGAACAGATGATTGAAGAAGAAAAGGCAAAGAAAAAAAGTACAGACAGTAAATCAGACTAACCGCTCCTTGTGGGCGGTTTTCGCATTAGAAAGGTGTATTTATGGATGAGAATTTTAAGATTATATATGAAATACTTAAGAAATTAGAAAACAGTATGGATATATCTGAATTTGATAACTCAATATTAAGTTACAAATCGTTGGAAATATCTAAACCAAAATGGTGTAGAATAATAAAAATGCTTTTTGACAGCGGATATATAACAGGAGTGAATGTGTGGGAGTCTTATGATTGTTCCTATCCGCAAGTTGAATTGACAAGACCCGAAATCACTTTAAAAGGTCTTGAGTATTTGCGAGAAAACTCTATTATGCAAAGAATGTATAAAGCCGCAAAGGGAATAAAAGAAATTACACCAGGTTTATAAGTTTATTATTAGCACTTAATCAATCGGATTGAGTGCTTTTTTTAATACCCTAAAGCCGAAAGGTGGTGACAAAATGAATATGAAAAAGTATCGGAAAAAAGCTGTTGTAGTAGAAGCATATCAAACCGACAAAAAAATCGTTATACATACACTTGAAGGTGATATGACAGCAAGTCCCGGTGATTATATTATTACTGGTGTTAATGGTGAAAAATACCCTTGTAAACCTGACATATTTAGAAAGACTTACGAATTAGTAGAACAATAAATAATGAGGTGACAAAATGAAAGTAAGAGTAATTACATCGTTCAACGATAAAACCGAGGGGTTTATTAACAGACCGATTAATGAAGTATTTGAATGCTCCGAGAGCAGAGCAAAAGACCTTATCAAACTTGGCTATGTTAAAGAGGCAGTCGAGGAAGTATCTGCCGAGGAAAAGCCAAAGCCTAAGAGAAAATTGACAAAACATATTTAAAACGCACTTGTGAGTGACTGCACAGGTGCTTTTTTATTGTCCGAAGACATTAAACTACGGGAGACACCGAGCAAAACTGAAACAGAGAGACACTCTATAAACTGACTATGGGAGACACCCGATAACT